GGGGGCTGGTGTGTCTGATCGTGGTGCTGGTCCTTCTGCCGGGCCGGGGTCCGACAACGCCTGCGGGGCCTGAGCCCATGTCCTTCGGGATTGCGGATCAGGTTGCGGCCGTGCGCTCGGCGGTGGTTCACGTGGACCGGCTGGGTCTTTGGCAGGGCTCCGGCTGTCTGTTGACCCCGGACGGCATCCTGTTCACGGCAAAGCACGTTTCTGAAACCACGCCTGGCAATTACCAGGTGACGTTGGACGACGGGAGGCAATTTGCCGTAAAGTACGTCATCGAGGACCGCGAGAACGATGTAACGTTCATGCAACTGGATTTGGCCGGGGCGGAGCCGAACCTGCCGACGGCGGCATTGGCGAGAGAAGACACATTGCGGGTGGGGGACGGCGTGTTCATCATGGGCAGCCCCCTGGGCTATGACAACTTCAACTCCGTGAGTCTGGGTATTCTCGCCGCCAAGGGCAGGGAGCTTTACGAACGGCAGGGCTGGGAGTCCCACCGTCGGTATTCGTGGCATGTCATGCTGCAAACCACGTCGCCGGCGTTCCCCGGAAATTCCGGCGGCCCCATCTTCAACATGCGGGGGGACGTGGTCGGGGTGCTCGTGGCGGGGCAGGCAGCAACGCTGAATTTCGGTGTTCCCGTCGCCCGGTTTGCGGGCACAATAGAGACCGTGCGGAAGTGGTTCGCCTTGTGTCGTTTTCAAGTGGTTTCGCCATCATCCCAGATGGACGTTACGCCGGTGGAAGGGATGTCTGGTGGCTACCACAGTTGGGAAGGACGGTGATCCATGCCCCTAAGACGAGGAAGTTCGAGGAAAGTGATCGCGGAAAACATCGCAATTGAGGAATCTCATGGGAAGCCACACGCACAAGCCGTGGCAATTGCCTTGCATACGGCGGGCGTGAAGAAGAAGAAGGCCAAACTGAGGAGGCGTTAGAGGATGAAGTGCTTGCAGGGTTTGTCTGTAGTGGATGTGCGGGAGATGTCCCCCGAAGAGATCAAGTTGTGGTATCAGCGCATGGCGGAAGAGATGGCCGTGGAGGGGGCTCGTCGCCAATTGATCGATGCCATCGAACAGAATAATCTTGTGGAGGGGACGTTGTAATGCCGATTTATTCTTTCCATTGCCCCGCTTGCGGACGGCGATACGACCGGGTTCGGCCCATGGTCGAGTCCGGGGAGACCGACCTGTGCGATTGCGGGGCGCAGGCCCGGCGGGACTGGCGGTCTGAAGTGGCGGGCGGGGTGCTGGATTCCCAGAATCGGGACTATACGTTCGATGGGGACAACGGCACGCGGCTGTATCCTTCGTCTTACCTGCCCCACCAGGCGGCGCAGGCACGGCGGGAGCACCCCGGCACGGATTTCCGATTGCACAACGGCGCACTGATCCCGGAGATTCACAATCGAAGACACAAACTGGCCTACCTCAAGGAGATGGGCCACGTCGAGCTGAATTGATGACACCTCGAAGGAGACACCTAATGACGGCATCCGAGAAATGCAAAATTTGTCAGGCGGATTTCTACCCTGCCGCTTTGAAGGATGGCAAGTGCCCGTCGTGTCGGGAAGCCTATCCCAAGGCCCGCGCGCGGGCGGATATTCTGCCGCAGGCCCCCCGAACGGACCCCGCCATGGTGACGGAGGATCGGGTCCGCGAGATCGTGAAGGAAATGATGCAGATCGTAACGGCCCCGGAAAAGAACACGGGCCGGGGGGTGAAGTGAAATGGCAGAGGAATTGAAAGCCCCGGCAGCGGAGGCCCCGGAGAGCGCGGCCCCGGTTCAGGATTCGCCCACGAAGCCTGATGCAGCACCCCAAGGGAAGCCCGAAGAGTTTATGGGGGATACCATCGACTGGATTGAGGCGAAACAGAGGCTGTTGGCGGAGGAGGCCCCGTCGGCGCAAACCAAGCCAAGTGAGACTTCGCAGGCGAGTCCCGAATCCCAGGCGCAGCCGAACAAGCCAGGCTCCGGTACGGACATCCCGGATGAGTTCGTGGAGGCGGCCAGGGCGGCCGGGTTTACGGATGAGGACATAAAGGACACGGCGGCATCGATGACGGACGAGGAGCTTCTGGACCTGCTGCCCTTCTTACAGGAGCACGCGGAGGAGCCGATTGCGTCCTCGCAAGCGAGGCCGATGGCGTCCGCGCCAGCGCGGCCGGACGCGGCCCCGGCAGACCAGCCGGGTGCGCTGTCGTCCCCGGAGGCGCAGCCGCCGCAAGTCCCCGTGGCGAGCCCCATCACGGCCGATCCCGACTTGAAAGAATTTACTGACAAGCTCCGGGCGGAAATCCGCCAGGACTTGATGAAAGAATTGGCTCCCCACTTGACCCAGATGCAGCAGGAGTCCCAACGCCGCGAAGCGATTCATGTGCTTTCGACGGCTAATGCTGCGTTCGACAAGGCCAGCGAGGAGTTTGAAATCTTCGGCAAGACGGAGAGCCTGCCGAAGTTTCCCAGCGGGCCGCTCGCGGGGCGGCTGGTGCCGACCTCGCCACAGTGCAAGGCCCGCGCGGAAGTGTTCTCCTTTGCTCGTGGCCTGATGGGTTTGGGGCGTGCACCGGGCGACGCGATGGACGATGCCATTGCGTGGTATCGGGGCAAACACGGGCAAGTGGCGGCACAACGGAAACTGATCCGCGACTTGAAGGGCCAGGAAACTCGCTTGTCGGGCAGTCGCATGGGCCGGGAGGTCCAGAAGAAATTCGACAATCCGCGAGACGAGGACATTGCGTACATTCGGGGGCTTCAAGCCAAGGCGGGCATGCTCACCTGAGCGAACAACAAAAGGATCAACGATGGATAAAGGATTGTAGAGAATATGGACCCCATACTCAGTCAAAATCTTGATGTCGTCCATGGGACCGTGGATCGGTTCATGACCCGCGACCCCATCATGAGTTATGCCTATTCCACCTATGCCGACTTCAATCGGATCTATGCGCCGGGGATCATGCAGATCACGGGCAAGTCGTTGAAGGGGCAGTTGGTGACGGGCACCGTCGGGAACGCACGGTTCCAGTCGGTTCACGCGGAGGATTCTTTCACAGCGAAGAATATCACCAAGGAATATTCCTTGGACCCCTATCGCCACTGCACGGGCGGCATGGTGTTCAACAAGGCCGAGATTTCGGCGAATTCCGGGCCGGAGCAGATTTTCGATGTGACCAAGCTGCAATGGCGGAAGGCCAAGGCAGAAGTGGTGGATGCCATGCGGGCCGCCATGTGGTCTTGCCTGTCCAGTGCCGATGACGTGAGCAGCCCCGCCAGCATCCCCTATTGGCTGCGATTGGGCACCCAGAGTAGTACGGGGGGCTACACCGGCTACCAGTCGCGATACAACGACGGGTCGGAGCCGGGCACGGCGTTCAGTACGGCCGGGCTGACCTCTACGGCTGCGGTAAACCCAGAGTTTGCCAATTACTATGCGGACCATGAGGGCAACCTCGACGAGAGCCTGTTTCGTCTTGTCAATGAGGCGATGATGGTGCAAAACTTCCAGGGACCGACCGTCTTGGCGGATGCGGGCGGAGTGCCCAAGGTGACCTACGCCGCGTTCACGTCGAAGAACGTCATGCTGACCTTGAATCAGTTGATGCTCAAGCTGAACGCGCAGGTTGGCCCCAATCCGATTTCGGCCGGATACTTCCCGACGAGCGGAGCGACCCTGCCCGGCGGTATTCCGCTGGTGTGGTCGGATATCCTGGACACGGAGAATTCGTCCCTATACGGTACGGACCCGATTTTCGGCGTGAATTTGAACGTGCTCTACCCGGTCTACCTGAAGGACTGGAATTTTGCGATCACCTGGATGGACAACCCGAAGAAGCACATGGAACACATCGGCATCATCGATTGGTGCGGCCAGATGTGGTGTGATGCCCCGCATTATGCCGGGTATCTGATTTCCAACCATCCGAGCAACTGACGGACTGAGACTCTCAACGGAAAGGATTGACGAATGATTACCACTGGAAATGACCCCGTTGCACAGCGGAAGTCTGTGTACTACGAGGGTTCGAGTACCATCTACGAAGGTATGCCGGTTTGCTACAATTTCGACACGACAAACAACTGGTTCGGTTCCTATGTGTCGTCTGGCACGGTGACTGAGAGCACCACGACGGCGGAAGCCGCCCACAACGAGGGCAAGTGGATTCGGGTGGAGAACCCGTCCGACAGTAACCTGGAGCATCTGGCCGGATACGTGGCGGAGGGAAGCTGGTGCGGCACGACCGGCCCCCGCCAGTTGGACATCTTCATCCCCAACGGGGCCGTGATTCCCGTCCGCACGCGGGCCAACTGCACCGTGGGCGTGACTCGGCTGTATCTGGAGGGTGGAGGTCAGGCGCTCAGTTCCGCCGGCCAGGAAGTGGGCAACGCGGTTCGGCTGGTGGCGATGGCGGAGGAGACTGACAACGGATCGACTACCCCTGTGACGATCCTGGCGAGGGTTTACCCGCTCGGTACGGCCCCGGCCACGTATGACATTGCTTCCGGGAACGGGCCGTCGGCCAACCTCTGGCAGGACTGCCCGTGGGCCGAGATGCAGGCTAACCCCGGACTCGGCTTTACCTACTTCAACGATTTCGCCGAGAACCCGACTCTGGGATTGGGGGCGGACTTGAGTACGTTCGACGCGGGCGGGGCCGCCATCACCGGCTGGAAGATCTCCTTGGCGAATGCAACCGGCAGCATGACCAATGCGGCCGAGAAGCATGGCGTGGTCAAGTTTTCGTCCGATACGACCCAGGACGACTACGGTATTCAGGCCCAGCTTCTTTCGTGCTACGTCGATCCGGCCGCCCTCAAGACGATCTGGTTCGAGGCCCGCGTGAAGGTGGCAACGGGCACGGATCAGTATTTCGTCGGTCTGGCGTCGGCGGATACCACCCTGATCGCTTCGGGTGCTTTGGATGAGACCAACCCGTCCTATGCCGGGTTCTGCCGGGACGTGAACACGACGGCGGCAAAGCTGGAAGCGGTTTGTGCCATCGGCTCCGGCGGGCAGCAGGCGAACGCGACCGGGGACGTGGCGATCACCATCGACACCTACTACAATCTCGGCTTCCGACTGACCAGCTCGGCCATCCAGTACTACCGGAATGGCACTCTGGTTGCCACGAGGGTCAATACCACGACGGCCTCGATCCCGACGGCCGCCCTGGCCCTGTCGTTTGTCTCTCAGAGTGAGAGCATGACGACCAAGGATGCCTTGTATTGCGATTGGGTTCGGCTGGCGCAATTGAGGTAAACATTCTTCAACCTGCTTGGAGGTTCTGATAGACCCCGGGAGCCAAGCCAACACCGGGACATTTTTGGAGACGCGAATGTCGGATGGGAAACGCATCAAATTGTT